ACAGGCGTTGACTTGATGTTAGCCATTGCCCATTCGTTCTCATGTCCCTCGTCTTGGCCTTCAGCAAGCAGCCACTTGGCTTTAGGTGCAAGGGCAACACTTTCGGTCATGGAGGTGCGCCAAAAGTTATACATCCGCTGCGGGTCTTTGGCAAAGCGAACTAATCCGTACTTCTTGCGCTTGTCATCCACAATCACTTGTGCGCCATAACAAGGCACAACGGGAATGTATTTGCCCGCCATAGTCTTTTCTTCCAAGACTTCAATAGCGGTGCATTTAATCCACTTCACGGCTTTGCGGAAGCTGTCTCGCTCATCAATGACTGTCAAGCCAGCGGCTTCAACACGGGCAAAGAAACTGTCAGAGTCGGCAAATCCTGATGTGCCATCGCTTAACAAATAGAGTTTGGCTCGTTCACGCTCGATGTAGAAGTATTCAGCGACTCGGATGTCCTCTTTGGTAATCCATGAGGCGGTGTCGTCACCAGTAGAACGCTGTTGGAAGTTAGCCCCATCATCAGCACCTGGGTAATACTCACGAAACACCTTCTTATCCATCACTGTGGTAATCAGGCATCGCTCTGCATCTGATCCGTCAGGCAGAATTGAGTTTGGGTCGAAATAGACAGTAAAAGGGTTGTCTATGGTGTCGATAAAGATTTCCTGATCAAAGGAATCCTCCCGTGTATAACGGGTGTTCACTCGCCAGTAACCCCATCCCATGCGAACTGCATAGTCAAATGCGGTGTCATAAGCTGTATCAGCGTTGGAGTTCACCTCAATGTGGCGGGTAATTCCCTCGATCACTTGAGCAATCTTGTAGTCAGCCAAGTTATTCACAGGGTGAACTTTGATGCGGGGGCGCTGCTGACGCTGTTGGTTGGTCACTTGCCTAATATACGCATCAATCTTGTTGATGGTTAGGCATGGGCGGGATTCAAGATTACGGCTATTCTGAATTTCCACAGGCCATTGATCGCCAGCGGCAAACTTGATGTCGTTTAGGGCTTCAGCCCGATTAGTAGAGTCGGCATCATTGACCATGCGCCAGAACTTGATCGCTTCATTGATCTTGTCTTTGTTTCCAGTTTCGTCTTGGTAAGCCATATTCAGCCCTTTATTTCGTGCGTTATTATCTCACTAGCTCATCCAACTGCCAACATTAGTAATTTGTGCTGATTTTTTTCGTTTGGCGGGTTCTTTGATCATAAGGGCAATGTATCTAAATGCGTCAGCCCCGTGTGAGTAGTGATCATGCAGTGGATTACGGCTGAACTGGCCTGTATCAGGGTCAACCTCATATCTGTAGTGTCTCAGACAAGCCAAACCATCTGCGGTGTGTTCTCTGTCAAAGTAACAAGTCGGAAAGATTGTTCTTGCGGCATTAATTGAGTCTAAGATTGGCACTCTTGGCATGATCTGAGTCTTAAACCCTGCGGCTCTCACGATGTCATCAATGGTTCGCCCTGCTGCCGCCAAGGTCTTATTCTCAGCATCATGGGGTAGCCAGATGGTGTCATAGACATAACCAAAGGTTTGCATGGTTGCCAGGTAATAACTAATAGTCTTTTGGCTGTCCTCGATGTATCTAATGAGGCGGGTTTCCATGCCCACAAACTGCAAGAACCAGATGGCGGTGCTGTCACTCCAACCCAAGTCAAAAACAGCGTGTACAGGCTTTGTAGCGTCATAAGGCACTCGGCAGATGCGGCCTTCTTTCTCAGCCTGTTGCATTTCCTTAGCAAAGATCGCCCCATCCACAGTTTGTCGGCATAAGCCTTCCCACACTTGGTTGTAGGCTTCCTCATCCCTAACCTTGAGGGAATCTTTCTCAAGTTTCAGGGTTTCGGGAAACCAAGGGTTGTCGTACCAATTCACCTTCATTGTGATGCAGTCTGCGGGTGGGTTTGCCACAAACCTCTGGTAAGTCTCGTCTGTTTCTAGTTCGGGGTTAAAGCTAATCCATATTTCTGAGCCTTCTTTTCGGATGGTCGGAATCAGAATATTCCAACTAAGGCGGCTTACTGTTTGGGCTTCCTCCACCCAACAAATGTCCACGCCTTCATAAGACTTGACATTGGCAATGTTGTTTTTTAGGCCAACAAAACTGAATTCTGTGCCGTTCTTGCCTCGGATGCTGGCTTGCGTAATTTCATAAAAGCCAAGCAGCCCCAGGCTTTCGATCTGGTCGCTTAACAGCTTATGCACAGAATCCCGCATGGAGGTCATGAACTCCCTAGCGCAAAGAATACGCATAGGGCTTTTAGCCCCAAGGATTAAAAGCGCCCTTGCGATGCCCCAAGACTTAGCACCCCCCCTGCCGCCATAAGCAACTTTGTAACGGCTTTTCTTGAACAGTCCTTCCAGCTTTACAGGGAATTCTGCCCTTGCAATAGCGTCTTGAACTTCACTCATTTGGTTTTACAAAGGTGACTTGGATGCCCTGTAGTGGCTCACCATCTGCGCCTGTGACTTCGTTCTTCACAGTTTCAGACCAACGCATCTGCGCCTTTGTCCACCATATCAGGCTTGTTGTGTCCCCTGCTGTGGCCTTTTGGTATAGCGTCTTGGCAATCTGGCTGTTGGCTTTGGCCTTGCCAAGGTCTAATTCTTGCCTGTAATACTTACGCAGGGTTTTATCGTCAATCCCCACCAACATGGCAATTTGTTCGTGAGGCAAGCCTAATCCACTGGTGCTTTCGACCAGTTTTCGTTTCTCATCTGTTGGCTCGTGAGCCTCTTGTGGAATGATTGGCATCTTTATTAAGGGGAACTCGCTTAAATTTTAAGCAGTTTCTGTGGTTTTTGTCAAAAGAACAGCTTTTTTACCTGTGAAGTCTTCCCATCGCTTTACGATTACATCGCAATACTTGGGGTCTAATTCCATTAAATAGGATTTTCTGCCTAATTTTTCAGCAGCAATCATTGTTGACCCAGCCCCACCAAATGGCTCATAAACTACATCATTGCTGTTTGTGCAAGATTCTATGTATCCAATTGGAAACTCTACAGGAAACATGGCTGGATGCTCTTTTTTTCCTCTAGCAAAATCACAAGTAAATACTGTTCCAATTTTTCCTTTTTTGTTTATTGCCCAACTATTAGGTGTTGTTTCTCCATCCTTTTGTCGGATTGTAGATTTACCACTTTCTCCAGCATGCTTATTATCTCTAGTTCTATTTATGTCTTTAACATCGTTTCCAAAAACAAAAATCCATTCATGTTCAATTGGAAACATTGCTGTCATGTTGCCTATTGAACCGCCCATACCTTCACGATTCCAAATATTCCAACTTAGCAACTTTAATCCACAGTTTTTTGCTTCAATTATGTAGTCATCCCAATATTGATTTACTTCGCCATCTTTTCGACTTATACCAAGATTTACAACAAAAAAATTACAAAATGCAGATGCCGTTCTTATGAATGTAGCAAGATGCTTTGTAGATAATTCTTTTCCACCGTTATATTCTCTTTGATCTGCGTATGGGGGACTAGTAAAGCAAAAGTCTGCATTTTGCCCATCCATCAATTTTTCCACAGCGTCAATGTTTGTGGAATCGCCACACATTAAGCGGTGTTTGCCCAACTGGTAAATGTCGCCCATCTTGGTCTTAGGCTCATCAGGAACATCAGGAACAGCATCCTCGTCTGTTAGCCCTTCAACTACTTCAGGCTCAAGCAATGCGCTTAACTCTTTGGGGTCAAACCCTAGCATTTCCAAGGCAAACCCGTCTGCCAATAGGTCATTCAACTCTATGGTCAGCATTTCATTGTCCCACCCTGCATTAAGTGCTAGGCGGTTATCGGCAATGATGTAAGCCTTCTTTTGAGTTTCGGTCAGGTCTGCCAGTTCAATAGTGGGAACTTCTTTGAAGCCCAACTTACGAGCAGCCATGAGGCGACCATGCCCCGCAATGATGCCGTTTGATCCATCAACCAGGATTGGGTTAGTCCAGCCAAACTCTTTAATGCTTGCCGCTATTTGTGCCACTTGTTCATCTGAGTGGGTGCGGCTGTTTTTTACATAAGGAATTAGCTCTGTGACTTTCTTTTGAGTAATTTTCACTTTTTAGGCTTTTGTTTGGCTTTTTTCTCAGCTTCACGCTTTACCGAATAGGCAATTGCCACCGCTTGCTTAGGTGGTTTGCCTGATTCGATTTCTTGCTTAATGTTGGCTTTTAATGCCTTTGGGGTCATTGATGCGATCAAAGGCATTTTGTCACCTCAATTAAGATGCGCTATGAATAATGGCAAAGTTAATAATCACGGCTTCAGAATATGAAGTTGATGCAGTCAAATTACGCAATGTGATTAAAGCAGAGCCAGCGGCTAAGTAAGAAACGTAAGTGGTGTAAGCACCAGCGGCACTTCCAGTTGTATTGCTAGAAACACACACAATCATTGTGTCATTTGCTGAAATTGTGCTGTTGGTCAAGATAAATGACACAGCAGTAGCGCCAGCCAAGGCCGCATTGTTCATTGTGATGCGACCAGCAGACTTGTTCAGAGTTACCCCTGTTGACTTGTCTGTTGCTTGAGTCACAGTACCTTGTGCGGCTGCTGAATAACCAATTTCTGCGCTTGCATAGCAAGTTGTGAATTCGGGGTCGGAGTAGGCTACGCCTGTTGCTACTGAGTTTGACATGATGTTCCTTTAACAATTCCAGTTTTTGAGGGATGCCTTAGCCCGTTCCGCTGGGCCTTTGGCGTTTTTTACTACCCCTTCCATCCTAGCGCAAAAACTAGCCTTTCGACCAGCATCTGCTTTAGTTTTTGGATTTGGGGCAGGTGGCTTTAAATTAGAGCCATTTTTAGCATTGTATTCGGCACGACCCTTGGCCGTCATCCCCGCACCCTTTTCTGTTGGGTTATAGGTCTTGCCCTTGCCTGTCGTCTTATGAGGTATTGGCTTGTCGTGCTTTGCCATGATTATTTCTTCTTGGCAGTCTTTGCAGATTGTTTAAAAGCCTCGGCTGTGGGTGCGCCCTTTGCGCCTGGTGATCTCATGCGCTCTACAGGCTTTCCTGCGGCTTTTTCACGCTCGATGCGTTCTTGCTTTGCATGGATGTTGGCGTAAAGCCCTTTTGAAGTAGCCATTTATTCCTCCACAACCGCACAAATGTCGGCTTCTTGAATGATTTGGTAGTCCTGACCATCAATTTTCTGAGTAGGCCAATTTAAATAATCGCCATTCCCATACTTGATGAAGTCGCCCACTTTCACATCGTAAACCTTTGGGCCAATTGCCACAATAGTTCCTTCATTAAAAGGTTCTTTGTTGTTTACAAAAATAATGTCTGATAAGTTCCGCACTTGTGGCTTCACCACAACACGATCACGCAATGGAGTTAGCATTTCTTTGGTCTCCCAGGCTTGCGGGGCGGTGTGACTTCCGTCATCTGGTCAGTCATTATGTCGTAAACAGGCAGTTTAACGATCTCGGCCTCTTGCGGCTGATATTGACCGCACCAATCGGTGTGATGCTTGTTTTGTATTTGTGGGCTAAAACGACAAATGCCCATGATTTGCTGATTCTTGAAGAATCGGCAGTTTCCACAATTAGAATGTGACTCAGCCATTCAATACCTCTTTTATTGCTTGGTTAGAAGCGCCCCTAGATTGTCCGTCTAAGGGCGTTTCGCTTTACTGATAAGACTTGCGGTCGTGAGTATAGCAAGAGCCTTCACGCTTGCCGCCTTCAAACTTCTCGTCTTTGCCCATCTTGTTGCTCATGGCATCAGGGATGTTGTTTTTGACGCTGCCGTTTGATTTCATATCGGGAACGGGATTGCCAGCCATCTTTGCGCTGTTGCCGTAGCCCATCATGTCTTTGGTCAGTTTTTTCATGGTAAATCCTATTTAAGGGTGAGTAAATACAAGGTTGAATTGATCAGATCAGCAATTTCATCAACGATGTTTTGCAGTTCTGTGTCTTGGGGGATTTCTTCACGGGCTTCCTGAACAAATGCTTTGAGTTGTGTCAGGTACTCTGTGGGGGTTTCCTGCGGCTGGTGTAGCTCATCAGGAAACTTTTTCATTCGTGTGTTGTAGCGGCCTTGATAGCTTTCTGCCAAGGAATCAGCTAGGTCAACAATTTTAGGGTAAAACTTCCCCAGTGCTTTATGGGTAGCGTATTCCCGTGTTTGTAAATGCTGAAAATGGGTAATCGTGCCACTGTGAAACAGAGTAGCTACGAACTCGGCAACTTCAGCATTTTTATCCATGATTCCACTATAACAAAAAAAATGGGGGAATAAAACCCCCTAAAAAGGCAACTGCGATGCCTATTCCAATTCTACAGTAAAAGGCAATGGAACTTCCACAGGCCATTTATTTTGATGGCAAAGAGTTAAAACTGTCCCGATATGGGCTTCTGCCCACTTCTTTTGACGTTCTTCTTTGGTCATGTCTTTGCCCTGGTCAATTTCGTAATGGCACTTTAGGCAAAGAGCAGCGACCAGATTGTCATCAGCCTTGATTGCTTTGCCTTTACCACCGCCCCAATTACTGTGAGCCGCCTGAACGCCATTGTCCATGCCACAGCTTTGACAGCAGAGTTGTGCTACTAACTTGAGGAGTTTCTGGCTTCTCACATACTTGTGTTTCGGGTATTGCATATTCTTTGGTTAAAAATTTATGGCCATTCAAACATACCCTTCTGCGGGTAATGTACTCATTGGTTGATCGTGTATCTAATACTTTGAG